CCTCGGCGGTCTGGCCGATGAGCTGAGAGCGGTCGGCGAGGAGGGCGGAGCGAGTGGTGTTGTCCATGCCGGTGCCAACGCTGACTAGGCGACGCCCGCAGCGCACGACGATGTGGCCCGCCATGCCAGCGCACTTGCCCGTGCCCTCGACCACGTCTACGATCTCGGCGTCAGTTGTGTCTGCGTCCTTGACCTTGAGCCAAGCCCTGGAGCGGATGCCGTGAGAGTAAGGGGCGGCGGTGTCCTTGACCATGGCACCCTCAAAGCCTTCGGAGGTAAAGCGGACAAAGGCTTCCTCTGGGGTGCAGGAGACGCTCGGGATGAGCAGGAGGGACGTAGGGTAGGACTGAGCAAACAAAGCCTCCAGAGAGGCACGGCGGGTGCTGTAATCGCCCTCCACGGAGGGAAGGTCGAACAGCCAGACGCGGGCATCGTCGGCGGACTGTTCCGAGCGGAGGGCGCCGACCGAGGTGAAGAAGGACTTGCCGGACACGGCCTCGCCGTCGAGCAGCCAGACGCCATCCTTGCCAGCCAGGAGGTCGAGCACTTCGTCGGCCAGATGGTCGAGGGAGGGCATAAGGTTGCCGTTGCGAGTCTCGAAGCGGACAGTGCGGCGGGACAGGTCCGCAGTGATCAGGACGCGGAGGCCGTCGACCTTGGGCTCGCAGACATAGGACGCAGGCGTCTCCCCGGCATAGAGGCGGGCCAGCATAGGCCCACGGCGGACCTTGACTGCGCGGCGCTTAGGCTGACGCGGGACCGCATCCTCGAAGATGGCGAAGAAGGCGGCAAGTACTGGGTCCTGTTGGCAGAGCATCGGTGGAACTCCTGAAGCAAAAGACGCGCCCCCTGCCTCGTCAAGCCCCTTTCCCTACCAAAGCGGGCAAAGGTACAATGGGTACGAAGAGCATCCGCCACATCGTAGAGGCCACCTTGGCCACCTACCTATCCACCCAGACCGGGCTGACCACCGTGGCCTTCCTGACCGGGGACAGCGCCGCGACCCAGACCCTGCCCAAGGCCGTGGTCCTCTGCGAGTCCGCCCGGAGCCCTGCCGACCTCCCCGAGGGCGAAGGCAACTTCAGCTGCTCGGTCCGTATCACCCTCTTCTCGAACGCCGACGACACGACCCTCGCCGATCACCGTGCCCGCTGCGCCGCCCTGTCCGGAAATATGCGTGACCTGACCAGCATCAAGGCGGCCTTCGTCACCTCGACCGACGCGGCCTGCTACGACGTCACCGTGGTCTCCGAAGACGAGGGCATCGACGAGCGATCCTGGGCGACTTCCTTCGGCTTTGACGTGCTCGTGGTCCTGCCGCCCGCCTAATTCCAAAGCCCGCAATTACAAATGGCCGCCATCTCAAACGGAACCACCTGCGTCTACGGTATCGCGGGTACTGTCTCGAACCTCTTTGTCCAGAGCTACAGCCTCTCATCCTCGTTCAACGCCGAGGCCATGGTGGTCGATGAGACCGGCCTGACCAAGACGCACCGCCTCGATGACCGCAAGACGGAGATCACCATCGAAGGCATTGTTAAGACCTCGTCCATCCCGGTCCTTGGAACGACCATTGCTTTCACCGTGAACACAAACTCGGCCTATCCGGCTGGCACGGCCTCCGCTTCCTTCTCCGGCGTCATTACCAAAATTGACGACAAGGGCTCGAACAAGGGCTTCACCGCGGTGACCGTCACGGCCATCGACTTTGAAGGTATCACCTACTAATTGACACCCCCGAAAGGGGGACAGTCTAGAGGACAGTGGACCGTCGCTTCCTCAACGCCTACGTCGACCCGGCTCCTTTTAGGATTCTGGGTCGAACTCTTTACCCGTGGTGCCTCAAGTACCGGGTGCGTCTGATGGCTTTCGACTCCCCGCTAGTCACCGGCTCCCGCGGCATCACGCCTGCCGACCTTATCTTTGCTTGCCAGGTATGCGCCGAGGAACCTTTGGGCGACATCGGCTGGCGGGACAAGCTGCGCATCCTTAGCCTTCAGCGGAACCCCGCCAAGTTTGAGCGCCTGCTGGAAGCCTTCGCTGGCTACATCCTCGTCCAGGACTGGCCGAAGTTTTGGGAGCAGACCAAGACCAAGTCAGGGGGCGGCGACAAAGGGGTGCCTTGGCCGCTGTCCATCGTGGCCAACCTGATCGCGTCAGGCATCCCTGAGCAGCGGGCTTGGGAGATGCCAGAGTGTCAGGCCATCTGGCTTAACTCTGCCCTGGCTATCCGCAAGGGGGCGGAAGTGGCGATTATGTCGCCCGAGGAGGAAGCCTTCATGGCCGAGGAGGAAGCCCGGGAGGCCGCGGCGGCTGCTTCCAATCCGGCAAAGGAAAGCACCCCCTGACATGGCCCAAGACCTGACAGTCAACATCAAGACCACCTCCGAAGTCCCGCAGGCCATGGAGAAGGCCAAGGCCGCCACGGTTTCATTCAGCAAGCAGCTGGAAGACATCCAGAAGAAGTTTAGCACCGCGTTCAAGGACATCGCTCTAGGCTTCATTGCCCCGATGGTACTGCTAAACGCGGCAATTAATTTCATTAGCTCGGCCATCGAGAAACGGAAGGCTGACATTAAGGAAGCCTATGACTTCGCCGTTAAGGCCGAGTCCAAGTATCTAGACTCTGAGACCGTGGTCCTAGCTAAAACCCGCGCCGCAAGGGAGCAGGACGAGAAAGAGCGCGAGATGGCCAAGACCGCCAAGCAGACCGAGTTCACCAAGTTCCTAGAACAGCCAGGTATGCGCGACAAGGTCGCCAGTGAGATCGGCGGCTTCCGCGGCTTCCGCATCAAGACCGGCATTGACGCGAACGCAGCCGAAGACCTAGCCAAGGACGCTGACGTCCAGGCAGTCATTGCCCGGATGATTGCCCCAGCCGTTGCGGCCAGCAAGAAAGCCGCCGATATTGTCGCGGAACCTAAATCCAAGTCTGCCGACTTCAAAGGCCCCGAAGGCTTCGGCAATGTCATCGGCGTCGGACCTAACCCGGTCATGGAGGCGATGAATGCCCAGTTGGAAGAACAGCAGAAGCAGACCGCACTGCTCCAGAACCTCGTGGACCGTAATCCTTTCATGTCCACCGACTTTACCAAGACCCCTCAAAAATAAACCATGGCTATCGTAAAGAACGGTCTCCCTCTCACGACCCCGGTCCAGCAGCCAGGGGCTAAAATCTCCGACGATGGCTACGGCCTACTGACGGCCACGGTGGTCTGGAAGGCAGACGCTGCCGCCTCCCTTGGCTCAGTGGTCAATCGCGGCTCCACTTGCCCGATCAACGCGAACTGCGCCGCCCATCGTTACAGCATCGTCTATGACGCGCTGAATGTCGCCACGATGACCGTGGACTATGTCGGCATCGATGGCGGCTTAGCCTACACCGACCCGCAGATCACCGGCTCGCAGGGCCTGACCTCGGAGCACATCACGACCCACCCTAACTTCTTCGAGACGGCCACCGGCTTCACGGGCTCGCCCATCGCTGGCGTCGGCTCGGGTGGCTCTCTGGCTACGCCGAAGTATACCGCGGTCGCCGGGTCTAACCCCGTCGAGTACCAGGGCAACAACGGCGCCACGTTCGAGCTCGAAATCGGCCGCAAGTTCCTCGGCTTCAAGAAGCCTGAGTTCAAGGACTTCTACGGCAAGACGAGTTACCTCGCCCCGCAGTGCTCCCTCTCCGGCGTGATCTATACCTCGAGCACCACCTTTGTTAACAATATGCGCAACGCCGTGGGCAAGACCTCTGGAACCGGCACGTTCGCTTCCCGCAGCCTTGTCCCCGACTACATGGGCACGGCGTTCACCGTCGGCGGCAAGAACCAGCTGCTCCTGGCTCAGGTCTCCTTCGAGGACTTCGGCCTGCTGTATAAGGTCCAATACGAGCTGCGCTTCAACCGCGAGGGCTACGTCGCCTCGGTCTACACTGCCGCCTGATGAAACTGCAACCCGGAGTCGGTTACACCTTCGACTCGTCCTCCAGCGGCTTCACGCTGGATACGACCGACCCGTTCCCGAGCGTGCAGGCGCCGGTCCTGCATCCGTTCAAGGTCATCAACGTGGTGCTCGATGCCAGCACCTGGCTCTATCAGGTCGTCCCTGGCACCATGAACAACGAGGTCGCCCAGATCGAGGAGGACTCCGTCTGGGTGTTCACGAACCGTACCGCGGGCGGCATCCCTGACTGGCCTGTCAGCGTCCTTAACTTCACGGCCTCGAAGTCGTACATCTACCTCCGGGCGGGTGTCGACCAGACGAACGACGCTTTCCCTGGGCAAACCGACGACGAGGACGAGTGGCCGCGCATCATCTCCTCTGGCACGCAACTCACCGACACCGACACCTACGGCTACATCCTGCTGGCCGAGGCTACGGAAGGCGCTGGCCCGGTCTGCACGGTCGTCCAGTATGTCACCGGCTCCCTCTGGGCTGACCGTATCAAACTCGGCACCCTGACGGCGAAGTACTACTACGCCCGCACCTGATGGCTACGGCCCTCAAGACATGGGCCAAGGTCCGTGCGCCTGTCCTCTGCATCACGGGCACGGGCTCTGGCGTCGGCATCCCGCTGGCTAGGGGCGGCAAGATTAGCACCCCGTCGCCTGTCCCCGGAGACCCTCCCATCATCGCGGACACCTATAACATCGAGTACGAAGGGCCTATCTTCCTCGGCGATCAGCAGAGCATGATGCGGACCGACTTCAACCCGTCCACCATCACGGGTTCGGTCGGGACACCTCAGTCCGTCCGCAGCCCTTACTTCACGGCTGATAGCCCATTCCCCGGCAATCCTGGCAGCTTCGTCGAGTGGCAGGCCGGTGGCTCCGTGGTAGGCCAGACCCTTACCGATGACCAGAAAGACCAACTGATTGGGGAAGTCGTTACGACGACCACGACCTTCTTCAATATGACCAGCAATGCCTTTAACGGAGGGCAGACTTACAGCCCTGGCTACGAGTATATCGTAAGCATCACCAAGCTGACGGAGGTCTGACCCCACCCCCCCCTTCCAATCGGGGCAAGATTAAGACCCGATGAGCTGCAACACCGTCACCTTTAAACGCGGATCGTCCTTCTCGGCCTCCATGGTGTGGAACCCTGAGCCCGGTGGCATCGCAAACCTTGTCGGCGTGACGGTCACCTCGAGCATCATCGACGCGCAGCAGAACGAGTACGACCTCACCGCGACTGTGGCCCCTGGCGGCCTTTCCGTGGCCTTCGTCTACCCAGCCTCGACCGCGGCTTGGGCCATCGGCACGGCCAAGTGGGACATCAAGTTCCTGAACGGCGGCACGGTCTTCTACTCCGAGACCATGCGCTTGGACCTCATCGGTCAGGTTACCGCCTAATTTCATGTCGCTCACGATCACCATCCCTGGAGCGGTCGACGTCACCACCGGGTCGACGGCCCCTGCTGTCCTTACCATCGGCGTCGGAGTTCCTGGAGCGGCTGGCCCTCAAGGCCCCGCTGGCCCTGGCGTCCCTGCTGGCGGCACATCGGGTCAGTACCTCCAGAAGACCTCTGGCGCCGATTACGCGACCGACTGGGTGACGGTCAACCTCGCGGCCTACGCGGTAAAGGCGAACAACCTCTCCGACCTGACCAACTCCTCCACGGCCCGCTCTAACCTCGGGCTGGGCACGATGGCCACGGCCACCGCCGCGGACTACTCGACGACCACGGCGGCCAACGCGCTTTACTACCCTCTCAGCTCGAACCCGGCTTCGTACCTGACGGCCTCAGCGCTGACCCCTTACCTGACCTCGGCCAACGCGGCCCTGACCTACGCCCCGATCGCCGCAGGCCAGCCCACCGCAGGCACGGTCGGCCAAGTCCTGACCAAGAACTCGGGCACGAACTACGACTCCTCTTGGCAGACCCTCATCCCGGGCGACCGTTACCTGACGACCTCGACGACGAGCCTGACCATCAACAACGCCAACAAGACCCTGACGATCGGCACGGGTCTTTCGTATACCTCTCAGCAGGACATCGTCATCGCTCACGACGCGGCGAATCACATGCACGCCCGTGTGCTGACGTACAACTCCGGCACGGGTGTCATGGACGTGGACGTACTCACCCACTCGGGCTCGGGCACCTACGCCACTTGGACGGTCAACGTTGGCGGCGCACCTGCCCTGGCATCGGTTGTCTGGGGCGACATCACCGGCACGCTCGGAAACCAGACCGACCTAGCCAACGCTCTCAACGCCAAGCTCGAACTCTCTGGCGGCGTGCTTACGGTCAACAGCACGATCGAAGCCTCCACGGCTACGCAGCTTGCCGTCTTTGGCGGCTCTGGCCTCAACGTCGAACTCACGGCCAACCCGTCCGAGAACGCTGGCCTCCAGTATAACGGCCTTCAGGTGCAGAACTTCTCGGGCACGATGGCGG